TGACTATATTAAAGCCACCTCTTTCACGAGGTCGGCATATTGGATTATCTTGCCGTCACGCTCACAAGTGATGTCCTCGCCGCCGTTTTGCTTGTACTCGGCATACCTGCGTAAAATGACCGAAGCGTACTTTTCGTCCAATTCGAGCATGTAGCAGGTGCGGTCAAGCTGCTCGCAGGCAATGAGCGTCGACCCGGAGCCACCAAAGGTGTCCAGCACGATGGCGTTTGCCTGACTGCTGTTGGCAATAGGATATGCCAGCAGGTCGAGGGGTTTGCTTGTCGGGTGATCGGCGTTTTTCTTTGGTTTATCGAAGTTCCAAATGGTGGTCTGCTTGCGGTCGGAATACCACTTGTGTTTGGCGGTATTCTTAAAGGCATACAGCACCGGCTCGTGCATTTGCTGGTAATCACCCCGCCCAAGCACGAGGGCGTTTTTCACCCAGATGCAAGTCGTGGAGTAATGAAACCCCGCGTCCACGCAGGCACGAAAGAAGTTCACCTTTTCCGAATCCGAGTGGAAGCAGTAAAAAGCCCCGCCATCAGCGAGGTTTTCATAAAGATTCTTAAATGCCGACAGCAAAAAGATGTAGAACTGTTCTGCCTTCATGCTGTCGTTCTTGATTTTTAGTCCGCTCACAGATTCAAAGCTGACGTTGTAAGGGGGATCGGTCAGGATAAGATTGGCTTTGCGACCATCCATCAGCTTTTTAACAGTCTCCGATACCGTAGCATCCCCACAAATGAGACGGTGCCGCCCCAGTGTCCAAACATCTCCGGGCAAAACAAAAGCCGCCTGTTCAAGGGCGGCTGTCAAGTCGAAATCATCATCGGCTACATCCCCGCCGGAGTCGGCGAAGAGTTTTTCAATCTCGTCGGCGTCAAAGCCCGTAATTTCGAGGTCAAAGCCGAGTTCCTTAAGGTCGGCAAATTCCAGAGCTAAAAGTTCCTCGTCCCAACCGGCATTGAGTGCCAGTCTGTTGTCGGCAAGAATATACGCCCGCTTCTGGGCTTCGGTTAGATGCTCCACAAACACGCAGGGGATTTCGGTCAAACCTTCTTCACGAGCTGCCATAATGCGTCCGTGTCCTGCAATAATATTCAGGTCTTTATCCACGATGACCGGGTTGACGAACCCGAACTCACGCAGGGAGGAACGAAGCTGTAAAATCTGCTCTTTGCTATGGGTGCGAGCGTTCCTTGCGTATGGCACAAGCCGGCCTATATTCACTTTTTCAAATCTTTCTGTCGATTTCATATCCTAAAACCCCCTGTTCGTGAGTAGTTCGAGAAAAGCATTCTTTTCTTCGCCCCCCGTGTTGCTGTGGCGATTTATGATTTGCATGATCAGGTTAAAATCGCCCTGCATCGCCTTGTAATACTGAGCACCTGCCGTGACATAAGGCGAGAGCTTCAATTCCTTGGTCATGCGCCCGATTTTACGGTTCATGGCTTCGCAGGCAAGAAAGCCCTGCCTATTCAGCACATAGTCCGTAATCGTCTGCGGCGCGACATAACCGTCACAACCGCGAGCCGCGATATACTCTTCAATTTCATTCCTTAGCACATCTGCCGACGGCACTTCTTTTTCACATTCCTTCATCGCAATAGAGAAGTAGTCCGCCATCACATTTTTTGAATTGACCTTTTTTGGTTTTGGCTGACTGGAATTATTTGTTCCAGCAGGTTTACCTTCAAGCTTTTTATCGATTGGATTCTTCCGAGGGCGGCCTGCCCCCGGACGATAGCCTCCGCTGGGCATATGCTTCACCTCCTCGGTTTGATTCTGGGTTTTGATTTTGATTCTTTGATTTTTTGATTTTTGATTTTTGAAAAATTCACACGGCAGGCCAAGCGCGCTGTCCTGTATGAAAGTCACAGGGATTGAGACCGCCCCTCGGTCTGAACTTAAAAGTAGTCGCCTTGCCCAGCGTGAAGTCTTGAGTGGCATTCCTGACAAAGCGCCATCATATTCTCCCAGTCGTTTGTGCCGCCGTCGGTCAGCTTGACCTTGTGGTGTGCAAGGGTGGCGGGAGTAAGCCTACCATCTTCTTTACACATAACGCACAGTGGGTTCGCCGAAAGGAACGCTGAACGGATTTGTTTCCACGTTCTGCCGTAGCGTTTATTGCTGTCGGGATCGCGGTCGTATCTGTTATATCTTTTGGCTTCCTGTTTCTGATGTTCCTCACAGAACCTACCCGTGGCCAGCTTGGCGCAGCCGGGGTAGGCGCAGGGTTTCTTTGCTTTATATGGCACGTTGCACCTCCTGTTCTGCGCATAAGAAAAGCCCCGTGGGATTGCTCCCGCGAGGCTCGTGTGTGCATTCAATTTTGCTATTGTAATAATAACAGGCTTCTAAGCGGAATTATAGTGGTCAACAGTGGCGTATGGCATCGATCTCGTCCAAAGCCCGGCCGTGAAGCCGGTAAACCCAGCGAAGGTCGAAATGCAGCTCGACCGCTATCTGTTCCCATGTCTTGAAACACAAATACCTTAGCTCCAGAAGCGTCTGGAGTTCGGGGCTTTCCACGCACTTAATCACCGTGACGATTTCATGCTTCAGATTTATCAGGCGAGTCAGGTCAGCGTTGATTTCAGACTCCAGGTCTACCATCTTGGCGATAACATCTTCCATGCGGTGAACATTGCGGTTTCCCTTGCTTGGCGGCACATCGGACAGAGTGGCACTTGCTTTTCCGGCGAGTTCTCGCAATGACTGTACCTGCTCAATCTTGCTATTGATGCGCTGGTCTATACGATAGGCTTGGGACAAATAATCCTTTGCCGATAGTTTTGGTTTGTTCATAGGCTACCTCCGATAATTTAATCCCCTCGGATTGGCAGCTTTTGACTCCATAGATTGTCATAGATTTGCTTTTACCGCATCAATTAAGGCGGTTTGTGTTTTGTCCTTGGCGGACAGGGCTTTCATTACCCGTTCGTCAATGGTGTCTTTGGCAATGATGTGATGAAGGACCACCGTTTCAGCGATCTGACCCTGCCGCCACAGACGGGCGTTGGCCTGCTGGTAGAGCTCCAAACTCCACGTCAGCCCGAACCAGATAATCGTGGAACCGCCCGACTGTAGATTCAATCCGTGTCCGGCAGAAGCGGGGTGGATTAAGGCGACAGGCCATTTACCCTCGTTCCAGCTTGCAATACTATCCGATGTATCTAATTTTGTAAATGATATATGCCGATCTTTCAGCCTTGCTGATATTCGCTCCAAATCGTGCTTGAACCAGTAGGCCACGAGAACGGGCTTGCCGTTGGCTGCTTCGATTAAATCCTCAAGGGCATCCAATTTGCGGTCGTGGATGTAGTGGACTGCGCCGTCGTCGCCATAGACCGCACCATTCGCCATCTGGCAGAGCTTTCCTGACAGGGCGGCGGCATTGGCGGCAGTGACATCGCCACCAGCCAGTTTTAACACCAAGTCCTGCCGCAGTTCGTCATATCGTTCACGCTCTTTGTCGGATAGCTTAATGGGGTATTGGGCGGTTACCAGTTCCGGCATGATCAAGTGGTCAGTAGATTTCATCGATATGGTAATGTCGGCGATTTTGGCGTATATTTCTTTTTCAGCAAACGGCAGAGGCTTGTAGCTGAATATGACCTGACCGTTTCTTTTGTCGGGTGTAAAGTATGTGCTGCGATACTGCCCGATGAACCGTCCGAGCCGCTGACCCATGTCGAGAAGCCGGTACTCAGCCCATAAATCCATCAAACCGTTACTGCTCGGAGTTCCTGTCAGACCGATGATGCGTACTACCTTGGGGCGAACCTTCATCAATGACCTGAACCGCTTTGTCTGGTGGTTCTTGAAGCTGGATAGTTCATCAACCACCAAGGTGTCGAAATCGAAAGGGATGCCGCTGTCCTCGATCAGCCACCCTACGTTTTCGCGGTTGATTACGTAAATATCTGCTTTAGCCTGAAGCGCCGCTTTGCGCTCCGTCTCCGTGCCGACAGCAACGGTTAACCGCAGATCGGAAAGATGCTCCCATTTATGAAGCTCATCCGGCCAGGTGTCACGGGCGACTCGAAGCGGGGCAATTACTAAGATCCTGTGGGCTTCAAAGCTGTCAAACAGCAGGTCGGCGATGGCGGTGAGCGTTAACACCGTCTTACCTAACCCAAGCCCATATCGAGAAATACAGCAGCGACAGGATTTTTCTTGATATATTCGGTCGCATATAGCTGGTAATCATGCGGTATGAACTTCATTCGGCATCACCTCCTATCTGCTCTAAAATTTCTCCGATTTGCGCTCCATTGTCCAAAACGTAGACTGCAAAACCTAATCGCCGAAGCATCCCATGCCGCGCTTCCTGCAAAGGTCGAGGTTTCTCCCCATGCCGCTTCACTTCAACAAAGGCGATTTTGCCACGAGGCAGGAGAATAAGGCGGTCGGGCATTCCATCAAAACCGGGACTTGTAAATTTAAGTGCGATGCCGCCCATTGCTTTGACTGCTTGGACGAGTTTCTGTTCTATGGTTTTCTCTCTCACGATAACCTCCAATTTCTCATTTGCCGATTGCCCGATTTTTCCTATAATTACTACGCGTGCGTTTCCCGTGTGCCTATTACCCTTATCCTTACCTATATAAATTAGTAGAATAAAATGGGCAATAAGGGAAAGAGCAACCGTAGAACACTGATTTAATAGGGGCTTGCGACTTTGCCGATTTTGGTTGCCGAAGCCCTAAAACGAGCAGACAGGCAATAAAAATGCTTCATTCCGTTCTAACGAACACTCTCTGAATGCCATAGATGGGCAAGGATTTTTTGCCGGTCTTATTTCCGTCGAATAGAGACCAGCCGCCGATACGGTTCAAGATACCTTGGATTTCATAGGAATCAGCTTTCTTTATGGACTCGCGGGACTTGCCGAAGCACTCACACCATATCTCCATCACGCAGACTTGATTCCTGCGGACGCTTCCGCTCGCTCTTGTGGGGTCGTCAGGTGAACGGATGTATTCGATCCTGCGATAAAGGTCCATTGCATCCCAGCTTTCAGGTAGCAGGGTTTCAAGGTAATCTAAAACCATGCCCTCGCGCTCGTCGTTTTCCATAGCGTTGCGCTGTTCGGCAAACGCCGCCAGAGCAATATCACCTTTCAAGAACAATTCTTCACCGCCTTGGTATTTTACGAGGGCTTCCGCCCAAATCTGGTCTATATCCGCAAGCTCCCAAGCGCGGTATTTACTCTCGCCGGATACCCAAACAGGCCAGAAGCGTCGGTTGCCCGTGATGTCCCGCAAAAATCCGCCGTCTGAGTTGGTCGTGCCCACGATAATACATTGGCGTGGGTGGCTCTCAACCGCCCGGCCATACGAAGGAC